TGGCTGTTGGAAATTTAATTGTAGATTGGGATAAGAGTTTACGATCTGTAACTGAACACAAACTTACCCCGTCACCCAAAGGAGAATAAATATGAATATAGAAAAACTTAGAGAACAACTCGAAATTGATGAAGGCGTAAAATATGAGATTTATAATGATCATCTTGGTTATGCTACTTTTGGTATCGGCCATCTTGTTACGGAATCTGACCCAGAACAGGGACAAAGTTTGGGCACCCCCGTTTCTTCTGATCGAGTCGCTGAAGCCTTCGAGTCGGATATCCAAAACGTCTTGTCAGACTGCAACACGCATTACCCAGAGTTTGAAAGTTTGCCAGAAGAAGTTCAGCAAATAATTGCAAACATGATGTTTAATATGGGTGGACCAAGACTAAGTAAATTTAAAGGTATGAAACGTGGTGTAGATGCTGGGGATTGGAATGCGGCCGCAGATGAAATGGTTGATAGCGCATGGTATAGACAAGTAACTAATCGTGCAGAGAGATTAGTAAAAAGAATGCGGGCTGTATCTTAATTCTAATAAATAGGAGAAAGTTACAGATAGGAGAAAATTATGCCCCCTCGTAAACACACACAATGGTTGGCTAAACCAACAATAGAATATGTAGATAGTCGCATCTATAGCGATTGGAATATATTTAATAAAGAACAAGAAAAAATATTCTCTAAATGTTGGATACCACTATGCCACGAATCAGAACTAGAAAACCATCTAGACTTCAGAACTTCCAGTATTGCTGGTAAGAGGGTGGCCATGATTCGAGACAATGACAAAATTGTTGCATTCCAGCATAATTTTCAATCTATGCCTCCTAGTGGAAACGTAGCTACAGACGGTGGTTATGATCATTGGAATCAAGCAGATTGGGCAAAAGATCATCAAGAACTACCATGCGAAGTTAAGTTTGGTGGAATGGTGTGGGTTACACTTAATCTAGAACCAACTCAAGATGTTGAAGAATGGGCAGCTGGTGCATTTGATGTTATTCGTCCAGCACTAGACACAGAACCATTGGAAGTATTTCATTACCACAAAGCAATCATTGGTAGCAACTACAAATTATGGCATGATACCAATAGTGAATTTTATCATGATTATATGCACTACTTTAATCGTGTAACTGGTTTCAATGATGAGTACTTTGCTCGTAAGTGTACAGGGTTTAATAATGGTCATGTAAACGTTGGTAGCTTTGAAGTGCAGTATGGTGAGTTTGAGTTAGGTGAGTCCAGAGAAGAACTCTCATTTCCACACCTACCACCAAACCAATGGTATATGATTGACCTATTTCCAGGCATGAACTTTAACCTAAGAGGAAGTGCATTGCGTACAGACGTTGTTACGCCACTTGGACCTAATTCGGTTATGATTGAGTTTCGTGGATTTGGTCTTAAAAAAGATACACCAGAAGAGCGTAAAACTCGTATTGAACATCATAACACAATCTGGGGCCCGATGGGCAGAAACTTACACGAAGACCTTCTGGGTATTACTGGTCAAGGTGTAAGTATGGCGCCAGGCACAGAACATCGTCACATACTACATGGTAGACACGAAGATGATACTATCCATGATGAAATTGGTATGAGACATTTTTATAACGAATGGAGTAATTGGATGGGGATTGACCCCGCTAATCCTATGAGAGAAAATGCAATCTATGAAAACAACGAATAAAATGGAAAATCAAATGTTCAAACATGCCCCTGTTTCTCTACCAGAGATTAAGGCAAAGACTACAGACGGTGTTCGTCTATATGAAACACCAGAAGGCAATAAGTATCCATCCATCACCACTGTTCTATCAGTCCGTAATAAGAAAGGACTGTTTGAGTGGCGTAAGCGTGTCGGTGAACAAGTTGCAAACCATATCGCAAGAACTGCCGCTGCAAGAGGTACGAAGGTTCACCATATGTGTGAAGATTACCTCAACAATATGCACATTGATTGGCCTGATAAATGGAAAGAACATGAAAAACACTTCCTTCCTATGTGTCTATTCAATCAGTTAAAAGAAAAGGTTCTATGTCATATAAATAACATATATGCTCAAGAGTGCGGCCTGTACAGTGATAAATACGGAATTGCTGGTAGAGTTGACTGCATTGCGAACTACAAAGGTAAGCTGTCGATTATCGACTTCAAGACCTCAACTAAAGAGCGTACAGATGCTTTTAATGAGAACTATTATATACAGGGTTCTGCCTATGCTGAGATGTTTGGTGAAAGAACAGGTATAATTATTGAACAGGTTGTTATTCTTGTTGTTACTGAAGATGGAACCGTGCAAGAGTTTATAAAAAACAAATATGATTATCTTGAACCTCTCGTTGAAACCATTGCAGAATGGAGAAGGAAAAATGAAGTATCTATTGACAGCGCTGATATGCCTGTTTCTGCTGGTATGCGTTCCTAACGCTACAGCAGAGAATGGTAGAACTTGGCCTGTACAGGAGCAAGTGCGAACTTGGTCAGCTGGTGACTTAATTGCGGTAGGAGTTATTTGTAAAGATGAAGACACAATTTTAGAAATTGTTAATGCAGATGTATTAGATGAACAACTTGTTTTGATGGTAATGAACAACCTGATTGTGACGAATATGTGTATAAGTTTTCCAAGGCCTATGATGTTTTTAGTACAAAAAGCATTAGTCCAATATACAGATCATAAGGGAATAAAAAGTCTCGTTTTGGCAGTTGGCAATGGAGATAATGATTTTCTAGGTTGGGCCCTTGCAAACGGCCGATTTGTTGAAAAAACCCGTGGTATGGGAATTTAATTTAAAAATTATCATTTAGGGTATTGACAAATACCCCCCAGCATGGTATAAATAAGATACAGTTTGATGATACGAATTGAATGCTGAACTGGACTTGGGGGCAGTACCCAACGCCTCCACCATAAGTCCATTTGGACTAGAGTGGATTTATGATGGGGGCGAAACAGGATCGACAGGCAGAGATAGATGAGAGTAGAACTGTGGATTGACCACCTTATAGGTCACTAAAGTAAACGCAAACGATAACTTTGCACCTATGGCACTTGCTGCTTAGCAGTAAATGTTAATGGAGTTTCGGTAGGTTCCTTAGCAACAGAATAACCTACCACTTTAAAGGATGAAATACTTTTATCCTATTTGTCATGATAAGGAGATATTTTTTATGACTACTACTACCCAGACCGCAAAGGTCGCAGCCGCACTAGTTAATGGTGCATCACTAACCGCTAAACAGATTTCGTCACGTTATGGTGTTAAAAATGTTCGTGCAGTTATTAGCCAGCTTCGTTCAGAAGGTCTTTCGATCTATTTGAACAAGCGTGTATCGTCTTTTGACGGTGAGACATATATGAAGTATATGCTCGGTACACCAACAAAGGCAGTTGTAGCTGCTGGTTACAAGGCACTACGCACAGCGTAATGTCTAGGAATTGCTGTATATCGACTTCGGACGCAGCAGGGGTCATCACCTAATAGATGCGTGGGGGGTCATGGTTAACCCCCCAACTTTTAATTATTATGAAAGAATATATAAATGCCTTTGAATACATCTAAAACATTTTCCCTCAAAATAGAAGAGATTGCTCTTGAGAAAGAAATAACTCACATGGATGCCGTATTGTGGTATTGTGAGAGAGAAGGTCTTGAGCCTGACTCATTACGTCCTTTAATTTCAAAATCACTGAAGGAAAAAATCGAAGCAAACGCAAGAGAATTAAATTATTTACCAAAATGTGCTCAATTACCCATATAAGGTACTTGACTTTTATGTTGGTTTGTAGTATTATTATATTATGAATAGACTAGCGGAAGTACTAAACGAGTTGAAAGAACTTAATCGAAAGATTACAGCCTTAGGGAATGTTGAAAAACGTAAACCATTTAGTTTGAAATCTGATTTAGATCATATTGCAAATCTTAAAAAGGTTAAGCAGGAACTTAGAGAAGAAATTGATACCTTGGAAAGTCAATAAGGTATAGTTCAACTGTCAGGACTGATGACAGCAACCCTTGCAATGGAGACTTCAAATGGAAGTGACAGTGCATTTGGATGGTGACCCCGCCATCCGTGAAGAAGGTTTCTTCGCCTCTAAGGTGGTGGAACTGGAAAATCAAGTTAAGGCGCTTGGTTATGAGAACGCTGAATTGGTGAAAACCAATGAAGAGTTGGGTGAACGAGTTAAAAAACTCGCCTCCCGCCAACCAAGTTGGCCTAAGGGATATCGCCCGAATCGTAATAATCGGCGATAAATGAGTGTGTGCCGGTGTAGCTCAACGGTAGAGCAATTGCTTTGTAAGCAATAGGTTGTGAGTTCGATTCTTACCACCGGCACCATTTTTAAGGAGAAAAAGTTATGCTTAAAC